CCCCAAGCCCGGCAAGATGTACGCCATCGGCGTCGACCCCTGCGAGGGCCGCAACAACAACGAGGGCGACTACTCGGTGGCCTGCGTGCTCGACACGGAGACCTGGGAACAGGTCGCCATCTTCCGCGAGCGCATCGACCCCGACGAGCTGGCCGAGGCCATCAACGACCTGGGCGGCTGGTACAACAACGCCATGCTGGTCATCGAGGTCAACACCGGGGCCACGGTCGACTGGCTGATGGGCAAGACGTACCAGTACTGGAACCGCTACCGGCGCATCGAGTACGACAGCTTTACCGGGCAGCGGGTGGCCAAGTGGGGCTGGAATACCAACAGCAAGTCTCGTTCGATGATGGTCAACTCGCTCAAGTCGCACTGGCGCAAGCGCCTGCTCATCCTCAACGACGCCGTGACCATCGAAGAGTTCTGCGACTGGGAGAAGAAGAAGGACTACAAGGGCTCCATCAAGGAGGCGCCCGCAGATTACGACGGCCACGACGACTGCGTAATCGCAACAGGTCTTGCCCTTCAGGGCGGCGTCCTTGACACCCCGAGGGACGACGACGAGACTGAACTGACGGCGGACGAGATTCAACTGCGCGCCGTGAACGTGAGTCCTTCCGAAAGGAAGAAGGCTTCGATTCGAGAGCGCATCGAGTCTCGGCGCAACGCAGACGACCCTACGGGGATGAACGACTGGTAGGAGACTGACATGGCGAAAGGCGGCAACAGCAACAAGAAGTCCAACACCGACTTCTTCCCTGTCCATACCTGCCCCGGAGGGTCGGAGGGCGCCAGCAAGAAGGACCTGCTGCCCATCACCAAGAAGGGTGGACGCAAGCCGAGCAGCGTCAAGCCGACGCTCTAGGCGGCACGCGTGGACATCGCTACCGTCGCGGTCATCGCCTGCGCGGTGGTGGCGCTCACGTCCGTCCTGGCGACCCTGTTCGTCACGAAGACCCTCGTCGGCGCCCTGCGGCAGCACTCTCGCGACCACATCCGCACGGTCGTAGCCGAGCGCAAGGCCGAGCTTGCCACGTCGGCGGGCGAACTGGCGGCCGTCGCCGTCACCGAGGTCCTGCCCGACCACCTGCACGAACAGCCGCCTCCCGAGCCCGAGGAGCGCCCGCCGACGATGGCGGAGAAGGCCGCCAACTACCGCAGGGCCAAGCGCATGCAGGACGCGTTCATGGACCCGGACAACCCCGAAGAGGTGGCGCTGTTCGAGGACATGCTCGCTCGCGACCTGGACCCTGGCGACCCAGAGCACGTCGCCGGCTACAACGAGGCCACGTCGATGGGGGCCGGTAACGCATGAGCGTGATAGCCCCCGTGGACGCCATCCACCCCAACGAGGGCGACTACGCTGGCTCGTTCAAGAAGGCCGTCGAGACCCGCACGACCCTGCCCGGCCGCCACAGCCAAGAGATGGCGCAGCTTGTCCAGCGCCTCATCTCGCAGTCGCGCACCCTGCGGCGCCGCGAGGAGGCGAACTGGTACGTCGACATGCGCTACCTCGCTGGCGACCAGTGGGTCGTCTGGGACCCGCGCTACCGCACGCTCTCCGTTCGTCCCAAGAAGCCCTGGCGCATCCGGCAGACCATCAACCACCTGCGGCCCAACGCCGAGGTGATGTTGAATGTTCTCACGGGCAGACGCATTCGCATGGACGCCACTCCCACGGACGGGAGCATCGATGCGAGGCTCAAGGCGCGGGTAGGGCGCAAGCTGTTCCGGTCGCTCTGGCAGGAGCTGGAGATTGACGAGGAGCTGGACGCCGTCCTGCTCGACAACATCGTCACCGGGCGCGGCTTCCTCTTCGTCGGCTGGAACCCGCAGGGCGGCGACACCGTGAGCCTGCCCGACTACGGCCAGTTGCCCGAGGGCGTGCTGCCCGGCCCCGGCTACGACTTACCCATGCAGCAGGTCCAGACGGGCCAAATCACGACCGAGTACATCAACCCGCTGTCGATGCACGTCGACCCGGCGGCCACCTCCATCAACAAGCGCAAGGCCCGGTGGGCAGGTCACGAGACCTACATGCACATCGAAGAGGCGCGCAACCGCTGGGACAAGGCCAAGGACGTCACCCCCGACTCGGGCCAGGACGTCTGGTTCAACTACCAGCGACGCCTGCTGTTCGAGCAGGGCGGGCACGCCACGTCCGAGGACCTGGCCGACACCGTCACCGTGCGCACCATGTTCTTCCGGCCCGACGGCAAGAACCCCGACGGCCGCAAGGTCGTGACGGTCGGCAACACCGTGGTCGAGGACGTGGACAACCCCACGCCCGGCGGCGAGTACCCCTACGTCGACTTCCTCTGCTACCGGAACCCCGGCAGCTACTGGGGCCAGGGCGCCACCAACCTGGCGCGCAACGCGCAGACCTCGGCCAACCGCTTCCGCTCCATCTACATGGAGATGCTGACCAAGGTGGGCATCCCGCAGTGGGCCATCGCCCGCGGCGCCGGGGTCAACCGCACGGCCATCACCGACGAGGCCGGGCTGGTCGTCTACTACAACCCCGGCATCCCCAACGCGGTCAAGAAGATTGAGGGCAGCCAGCCACCACCCGGCTGGGAGCGCCTCATGGACCGGGACATCGGGGACATCCGTGAACTCATGGGCGCCCAGGACGTGCTGCGCGGCGTGAACCCCTCCGGGTCGCGCTCGGGTCGCATGCAGGCGTACATGATTGAGCAGAACATGGGCCGCCATGGTCCGCTGGTCGAGCGCTACAAGCGCAGCCTGACGCGGCTCGGCAACCTGTGGCTCGGCTACGCCAAGAAGTTCTACGACGAGGACCGCTGGATGCAAATCACTGGCGAGGACAACCGCGTCGAGGCGTTCGTGGTCGACCGAGAGGCCCTGGAGTACATGAGCGGCGTCAAGGTCGACGTCGGGCCGACCGCCCCCGAGACCCGCAGCCAGCGCCGAGAGAACGTCCGAGACCTGTACAGGGACGGCCTGATTGTGGACCGGGCCAACCAGCCCAGCCCGTCTCGGGCCATGAAGTTGCTGGACGAGCCCATCGACGACGACCTCTACGACTCCGACGCCGACGACCTGGCCTGGGCCATGGAGGAGAACGAGCGCATGGCTGCGGGCGAGCAGCTACAGCCCGAGCTGCACGACAACCACGAGACCCACGGCGACACCCACGTCGCCTTCATGCGTACGGCCCGCTACCGGGACCTGGGCGACCAGACCAAGCAGGTCATCCGGCAGCACCTCCAGTTCCACATCCAGGTTCTGGAGACGAATGCCGCGCCAACAAACGACCCGAGGTCTCCAGGCAACGACGGGGGCGCAGGTGGTTTGGACACCGAGCCGCGGCAAGACTTGCGCGGCGGGCCTACTTGAGACTAGCCTAGTCTCGTAAGCGCACGATGCGTCGCACTCGTCGAGAGACGTAAAATCGCAAGCGGCAGGGAGAGCGCCATGAGCGACGGGACTGACCCGCAACCAGAGCCCGCACCGGCCCCGGCCGACGCGGCACCAGTGGAACCTACGGAGCCAGCACCTACGGATGCAGCCCCAGAGCCCGAGCCCGCACCGGCCGCCGCAGCGCCAGCGCCCGACGCCAACCCCGACGGGGTGGTGGTTGGGTCTCCTGACGATGCCCGCAACCGGAACTGGGTGCCTTACGAGGACCGCTTCAAGCCGGTTCTCGACGAGCGCAACCAGTACAAGGCCGAGCTTGACCGCGAGCGTGAGCGCAACAAGAGCCTCATGGACATCGCTGCCCGCACCCCATCACAACCCGCCCCGAGCGCACAGCCACCGGCCGACTTCGACGCAGATGACCCGGCCGATGTCTACAGGTATGCGCAAGAGACTCGTCAGTTGCTCCAGCAATCGGAGGCTCGCGGTGAGGCCCAGCGCCAAACTGCGACCATCCGTGCGGACATCAGCCGACAGGTCACGGAGCTTGGGTTCGTCGATGCGGCGCGAGGAGCGAAGGACATCGAGACTCGCATTGCGCAAATCGTCAGCCAGGGTGGCCAGGTTCCAGACGTTCACGAGGTTGCGAGACAGGTCCGTCAACAGGAAATCGCGTTCGAGAAGGCAGCAATCGATCGCTACGTGGCAAGAAAAACGCAACCCGACGCGCGTACTGCCGCTCCTGTGCCTGCCTCGCCGCCCGTTGTCGAGCCTCCGCCCAAGAAGAAGGCGGGTTGGGGGAACGCCGCGAAACGCATCGCAGCCAGAGCAGCGGGGAGGTACAGCGGGTAGGGCGTAGGAGGCTCCTATGGCCGTTTCCGGTCAGGTTACTTCTCACCAAGCGGACACCCCCGCGGTACTCAATCCGGCACAGTCCGGCACCGCGGCGGCTGGAAACCTTGGCCCCGTCTTGTACGAGGAATGGTCGGACGAAGTCACGTCCCAGTTCTCGAACGAGGCTCACCTCTACCTCATCTTCGACGAAGGCGCCGAGGACGAGCTTTGGGAGGGCGAGTACTACGTCGAGCCCCTGCACACCGGGCGTAACCGCGCCGGTTCGGCAGGACGCGAGACGGACGACTACCCCGACCCCGGTCGCCAGGACTTCGACCAGCTCCAGATCGGCACCACGTTCTACCGGACGTCGGGGCAGATCACGTCCAAGGCTCTGCTCGTCGCAGAGAAGGGCGGCAAGGCGGCAATCCGCGCCCTGACGTCGGACGTTCGGGGGGCGCTGCGCGACCTCATCCAGGAAATCAACGTCGACATGTACGGCACCTCGCTCGGCGTTCTGGCCGAGGTGGCGTCGGTCGCCGCGGACGCCATCACTCTGGTCACGGCCTTCACCGACCGCTACTGGGAGATGCACGGCAACCGCTTCTTCTCGTCCACCGGTCGCAGCCAGGGCATCATCGGCTACCAGTTGGCCGAGGCCACCGGCCGCGCTACCTCCGTGGCGCGCGGCGTCGTGCAGTCCACCACGGGCCGCAACATCATCAACGTGGCGGCGGGCGAGGGCGCCAACTTCGCGGCCGGAGACATCATCATCCGGCAGATGTCGTCCAACACGAACGACACCTTCGGCAACGCCGCCGACGACGAGGCCGCGTTCGGTCTGGTTGGCCTGGAGCAGATGATTGACGACGGCACGAGCCTCCCGGCTCACCTCGACAACAACTACTTCAACTTCAACCGGACCAACAACGCCATCCTCGACGCGTTCGTGCGCGACATGGGCGGCGCTGCGGTCGACGAACCGGTCTTGCAGGACTTCTTCGACGCCATCGGCGAGCTGGGGGGCGAGAGCCCGGACTGCATGCTGATGCACCGGGCCGTCCGTCAGCGCGTCCAGCGCTCGTTCCAGGGCGGAGAGCGGCGCTTCCAGCCGCAGGAGTTCAAGGGCGGGTTCAAGGGCCAGTACCTCGTGTACAACCCCGGTGACGGCGACGTGGGCGTGTACGTCGACAAGCACGCCACATTCCGCACCATCTACGCGGTCAACAAGAACCACATGAAGCGCTACACGGCCGCGCCCGCCCACTTGGTGGACTACGACGGCTCGGCGCTGCGCCAGCAGGGGAATGCTCCTGTATGGCAATGGAATATCGAGGCGTACTTCCAGTTGGCCTGCACGAAGCCCAACACGTGCGGCAAACTGCACGACGTGGCTTCGGACGAGACCTTCGGCGTCGCCACGTACCGACCGGAGTTCTGAGTCGGAGGCCGGGGATGGGACGACAAAAGCCCACGAAGGCGTGGGGCAGCAGGGCAGGCAAGCGACAGCGAAGCTATGCCCGAGCCTGGGCGCACAGCGTCCCGGCACTGTCCGCGCCCGTGGGCGTCGCCCCGTCCCCGGTCATTCTTCGTCGCATTGCCGACTGCTATCCCATGGTTCAGATACGTTGGGACTGGCGACCCAGGCGCCGCACCTTCGTACTGTGGGAAAAGTCGACGGCTGGCGACTGGGTCGTCATCCAGGACATCCCGCGTGGCCATCCCATCGACCAGCGCATTATCGACCACCTGGCACTGTGCGACATGGCCATGCACGGCGGCCAGGGCATCATCGACGCCGTGGATGCGATGGGCGAGAAGGTGCGTCGGGAGCGGATTGCCGAGGGTAGACGCTTCGCCGCCACCGACTGGGACCGCATTCTCTGGGCCGCGCAGAAGGACGCCGTGGAGCGAGACTCGGTCCCGTACAACGTGCGTACCAACGTACCAGCCCAGATTGTGAGGTCGGCGTGAATCTTGGCGAAATGCGCGAGGCGGTCAGGGACGACATCGACGAGGATGAGGAGTCCTTCTGGTCGGACAAACTGCTCAATCGGTACATCAACCGGGCGGTCAAGCACGTCCGCTCCAAACTGAATCAGGTGCTCGCGGACTGGACCGGCCGAGAAATCACGGCCACCTACCCGGCCAACACGCGCGAGGTCGCCACGTCGACCCTGGGCCTGCCCGACCGGCCGCTCAACTACATCCTGGTCACCGACGGCGACGGCAACACCGTCGAGCACGTCGACGCCATCGACCAGGACCAGTTCCGTCGGGCCACCGGCACCGTCATCAGCGCCGCCAACCTCAAGTTCCAGGCGTACTTCACGTCCGTCGGCGAGAACGGCGTGCACACCTTCGGGCTGCTGCCCGTGCCGAGCGGGGCGGCGACGCTGCGCATCAAGTACCTGCCGCAGACGCAGGAGCTTGAAGAAGACGACGACCAGCCCGACTTCCCCAACGACTTCCATCCGTGCGTGGTGCTCAAGGCGACCATCTATGCCAAGATGCGCGAGGAATCGCCGCACGCCGACTACGTTCGGGAGTTCAACGAAACGATGCAGGTAGCCATGACGAGCCTGGAGGGGCGCGGTGGTGACCAGCATCCGAGGGTCCACCTCACGGACTACTCGATGTACCAGTACGACTAGGAGAAGCCATGCCGCTGTTCGTCTGCACCCTGTCCGACAAGGAGATCGCCAGCTTGGCCTACGCCCGCGAGGGCACCGGGGCCCACAAGGGCCAGCACCACATCCGGGTGAAGGTCCACGGCAACCCGTACTACTTCCGCTCCGGCATCCCGGTAGACGTACCGTCGACCAGTTACGGGCGCTTCGGACGCAGGCTCGCCCTCATTCCCGACGCGAACATTATCCGGGAGCTGACGCCCGGCAACCCCGACGACGAGCAGATTCTCATGGACTGGCGCGTCAAGGAGTTGGGGCTGAAGATGCCCGAGGCCAAGGAGGTCGTCGTCGAGAAGGAGGTCGAGGTGGCCAAGTTCTACCTGCCGCCCAAGTCCATCCTCGCCAAGTGCACCAAGCCGAGCCTCGTGGAGATGGCCGGCGAGCTCGGCATCGACACCGAGGATAAGACCACCGCGACGCTGCTGGCTGACATCGAGAGCAAGCGAGCGGCCTAGTGCCGGTTCCCGACGAGCGCCTGCGCATGCCCAAGATGCGCGGGCTCCATGACTTCCCAGAGGTGGCCCCCGTCGGCAGTGCGGAGACTGCGACCAACGTCGAGTTCCGCTTCGGCGGAGTCTCGCGCCGCAGGGGCACCCAGCGCCTGGTCCAGGTCTCCAAGGTGGGCCAGATCGCCACGTTGCGCGGTCGCGGCGTGTGGGGTTGGGAGCGCCCGAGCGGCGAGGTGGTCATCGTCGTCGCGTACCTCTCGTACCTCGATGGGCTTGTTGACGGCAATGTCGCCCTGTACGACACGAGCGGACGCCTGCTGCCGGGGGACTTCCACGTCGCCGCCGACCCTGGGCCAGACGGCGCCGCCAAGTGGAACCTTCGGTCGCACCAGCACGGCGAGGACTTCAACTTTGCCGATAACGACGGCCTGCGCCGCCCCTGGCTCGGGGTTGTCTACCAACCCGGCTACCAGAGCGACAACTACTTCATC